TATACCGAGGAGCAGAAGATATGGGTCTTAGAATAGAAGAAGCACAACGTGATATGGATGCCTTTGAGTTGTACGACGACATGAGGGAAGAGGACATGATGGAGTGTATCGGTCTTATGCATCACCCGAAGGACGCAGTTAACCTGTCGTTTGAAACAAGCAGTAAGTGTTATTCACTACGGGACAACGACGGTTTATACTGTAGCTTTGGTGTCAGTCCTTGTGAGAACGTTGGAGTTGTTTGGTTGCTAGGAACACGACGACTCGCAGGTGCTAAGAAGTATTTTGTCAAGAACTCACAGAAGTGGGTAGATGAGATGATGATGGGTTTTGACTATCTGACTAACGTGGTAATGAAGACTAATACGTTGAGTATGAGGTGGTTGAAGTGGTTGGGTGCAGAGTTTAACGATTGCCAGTACGACGGGTATATGTCATTTATATTAGAGAGGAAGTAAGTATGTGTAGTCCTACTTTAGTTATTGCAGGTATTAGTGCAGCCACAGGTATAGCCTCGGCTGGCGTAGGTTATGTTGGTGCGAGAAGACAGGCTAAACAGCAAGCAGCGTACCAAGCACAGGCAACAGCAGCAGCTCTTCAAAAGAAAGCTTATCAAAGAACAACAGCACAAATAGAAGCGGCTCAACAAAAAGAAGCAGTTGCCGAAGAAAAGGGTTTAGTACGTAAAAAGACCGAAGCAGATTTATCGACCGCAAGAGTGGCAGCAGGTGAGTCAGGAGTATCAGGAGTATCTGTTCAACACTTAATGGACGACCTGAGAAGACAACAAGCTGCTCGTTTATCTGGACTAACAAAACAGGAAGAGCGATTGGAACTTAGACGTGGTTTAGGCTTACGACAAATAGAGTTAGCTTCTCAGCAGGAACTTATAGGCATAAACCAACCAATACAAAAACCAGATGGTTTAGGGTATGCACTGAAAGGACTACAATCAGGACTAAATGCTTTTGGTATGTATCAAGGTATGCAAGCAGCTTCACGTCCTCCTGCTATAGATACTGGTGCAGGTATTTCTGTTTATATGCCTGAGACCGACCAATACACTAATCCGTTTATGGTTAACTTTGATAATCAAACCTGATAATGGCTACACCACGAAAACAAGTACAAGGAGTAGGAGAAGCACCAGTTGTTGCTCCTGTAGCTCTACCCGGTTTTAACTACGGAATCGCACAAAGAAAAGCAGGTACTAATAATTTATTACAACTTGCGGGTAACCTAGAACAAGTAGGATTAATAACTAAAGGTTACGCAGGTATTGTACAACAGCAACAACAACGTGAACGAGCGTTAGAACGTGGTAAGGCTGCACAGTTTAAAGAGCAACAAATCGAAGAACAAAGACGACAAGCAGAAGCTGAAAGACAGTTAGCTAAACAACGGCAAATCCATGAGGATATGTTAAAGAATCATATAAACACTGATATGCTTCCGTTGTTACAGTCGAGAGAGGGTGAGGTACTAGACGTCGAGAAATACACTAGTAAAGCAGAAGCTTCTCAACATCTTGACACTATTATAGGACAAGCTAGACAAGGTGTTATTGATTTATTGGGAGAGGACGTAGCAAACAGTTTACCCTCTCAGTTGTTAGTTAACGCTGTTATTCCTGAGTGGAAGACGGGTGCCTTAGCTAAGTACGAGAAAGCTCAAGACGATTATACTATCGACCAAGAGAATGTACAGTTAATGGAAACTCTTCGTGCTGCTACTACAGGTCCAATAGATGTAGTAAATATACAAGCCATTGCAGAAGGTCATGAGAAGATCATGCAAGAGAAAGGTATAGACGACGCAACGGATCGTCAGCGTATATTGGAGAATGGGTTCTTTGCTACCGTAGACACGTTGATTGCTAAAGGTAGATACAATGACGCTCAGTCCTTTATGAACGTTATGGAGTTGACTAAGGTAGATAACAGGAGCGTGTTTGGTTCTTCTGCTTCTCGTTTAAAACTTAACGACGGAATAGCTAGAGTTAGACAGAAGATGGCAGAGGTTAATACCCAGTCAACAGCACAGAAAAGAGAAATTTTAAAAGGTAGAATTACATCTATTATAAGATCAGGAGTGCGCGATCGTGAAGATATGCCTGACAATAAACTTAGTACATTGCGTTCTATATTTAGTAGTATGAATCCTGATATGCAGCAGGAAGAGGTTGATCAATATGTAGACAAAGTGTTTGCAGGTGGTGGAGATATTGGACAAAACCTTTTAGATGTTTTAGATGAAGTAGGAGGAACAGAAGGAGACTTAGCTTCAGCTTTATATTATCCGATACTTGATGACATTACACGTGATTACGATAAAATAAAAGCAATAGGACCGACACCTATACCCATAACAGATGAAACTAAACCCGAAATATTAAAGGACTTTAGATCGTATGTAAAAGATAACCCAGAAGAAGACGCACCTTGGAAAGGGTTTTTATCAGACAATCCTAGAATTAAAAAGTTTGATGAACTGCTGGTCGAATCTAAAAGATTGGCAGCTGGTAACTATGTTCTTAAAAAAGAATACTACACAAATATAGCAAGCCAGTTATTAGCTAACTTAGGTGCTGTTGATAATCAATTAAAAGATAGCGAGATAACACTAGATGATAGAAGCTATTTCTATAATTCAGGTGCTGTTAGTTTTATAAAGAACAAAGTAAAGGAAGAGGCGTTTAGATTACAAGATCAAGACGAAGACGTAAGAGATACTGCCTTACAAGATTTAACTAATGAATTAGTGCAGAAAGAGAGAAAGCGATATGAAGGAATGGCAAAAGCATCTGCTATCAGCTACGATGTAACTACACCTATTACGGTTGAAGGAATTTTTAAGGGCGAAAAAGCAGAAACGTTAGAGGAAAAGTATAAAACATTATTCCCTGAGTCTTTGTTAGAACGGAGAAGAAAAGAGATACCGTTTTTTAGGAGAGACATAGAAGCAGATAGAAAAAAGATGTTTGATGCTGATGACGGCTTAGCTCTTTCTATATCTTTAACTAGATACGGATACGCTACGTATGATCCTGAAAGTTACAAGATGTTAAATAAAGCAAACCTTGATGCAAAGGACGTAAAGTTGTTTATGAATTTAGGCGAGTTCAATAGAATCTCTTTGGAGTTTTATGAGGTGCTACAAAAAGATTTAGAAAGACAACCGTTATCGGAGGAAGAAAAGAAAGTAAAAGAAACATATCAAGGGTTAGGCGTGTTTGATGTTGAGTCTTACGATAATTTCCATAAAGCACAAGAGAGTCACTATTAATGAGTACTATTGCGGAACAGCTTAGAAAAGCTAAAGCTGAAGGTAATCTTGATGCATTTAGAATACAAGAGAACCCTGAGCTAGACATACAACCAGCTCCTCCTGTAGACACTAACCCTGACTATCTACCACCTGAAGTATTAGAGAGTGTAACTATAGCTGAAGATGAAATAAGCCAAGGTCAGTATATAACAGGAACAGCAGTAAGTACTGTTAGTGAAATAGGTTTAGGGTTATACGGTACTCATAAATTACATCAATCTCAAAAGTATTTACGTTGGTTAAACAATGCTAAAAAACTATCAACGCTTGGTATTGTAACACCTGAACCTAGTTCTACAGCTGCTGGTGTGGTCGGGTTAGCTGCATCTGAGGCTGCTATTTGGGGGGCTTCAAACTTTATAGGACAATCAATACGCAAAGCATACGGCATACAAGACAGCTACTCAGCTGGTGAAAGCATTGCTTCTTCTGTGTTCGGTATAGGCTTAGTAACAAAAGCAGCTGACAAGGTATTTAGATTGAGTGCTCCTAGTCTAGCCTCCGCTAAAGCGTGGAAAGGTAAGGAGTTAGTTGTTAATGGCACGAAGACTTTTGTTAGCGGTGCTGCTTTAGGTTTTGCTGAGTCTGCATTAAGACAGGAAGTAGAAGCACATCTAAACGGAACAGATCGTAATGTATATGATTATATATTCTCTTCTGCTGCTGGTGGTAGTTTCAATACGATATTCTCAGTATGGGCTAGGACAGGTAAATGGGGTAGGAATAAAGCTACTGATGTTATCGCTAATGCTAAAGAGAGTTTAGAAGCAAAGAAGGTAGAGCTACAGCAACAAGTGAAAGAAGCCGAAGAGTCGTTAGCTCCTGAAGTGGCTTATGGTTTTGGAGGAGCAGTAGCAACGGCAGCGAAGAGTTCTAGCAAGCATCAGGCTTTACAGCAAATAAAAGACATTGAGCAATCACAGGCTATACTGGATGATTCGATAGCTGAGATGATGGAAACTAACAAAGTTTTATCTAAACAAGAAGTAGAGCCTACCGTAAAAGAAGAACCAGACGTAGAAGTAGAAGACGTTACTAAAGAACTGGAAGAATCTGAACCTATTGTTGTAAGGGACGAAGAGCCTGAAGTAGAAGAACCTACCGTTGTTAAGGAAGAGGTCGTAGAAGAGAAAGCACCTGTCGAAGCTCCTAAAAGAGAAAGAAACGTAGACGACGCTAGAGAAGATACGCTAGATGATTTAATAGAACGCATTAAGAATATAGACACAACACCTGAAAGCGGCACTCTGTCTATAGAAGCACCTCGTATTAATCGTGAGGGCAAGAAGATAGCTGATGCAAATATACAGCGTATGAATGATTTGATTCGTGCGTTTGTTAAAAACCCTAGCGATAAGAATATAGCACAAGCTATGTTAAATGAAATAAAGTTTAGCCGTTCTTTTAATAGGAATGTTACTGACTGGTTAAACACTACAGGTGGTCGTTTAGTTCAATCACAACGCGGAGATGCTGAAGATTTTGCTTGGGCTACTAAGTACAGTATACGTGCTCAACTACAAGACGAATCGTTAGCAAGACTACAAGCTACGTTAGAAGCTAAGACTCGTGGTGTTATAGACGGAGACGAAGCTGATATACAAGGTATGTTTGACGAATATCTAGCTATACCTGAAGAACTAAAGAAGCGTCGTAGACCTAAGCCAACAGTAGTAAAAGAGGATGACGAGATACAGGAAGCGTTTAAAGAGCCAAAGGTTGAAGAAGAGGTTGATGTAGAAAAACAACCAACAGACAAAGCTGAACAAAGTTTACTGAAACGAAAGAAGAAGTTACAAGAGCGTTTAAAAGAACTACAAGAACGTTTTGGTGATCCTACTAAGTTAACTAAGGAGCAAAAGAAACAACTACAAGACGATCCTGATATTGCAGATTTAAAAGAAAGGATTAAGTTCTACGACGCTGCTGAGAAGGACTTCTTGGAAGTAAAACGTTTAGAGGCAGAACTTGCTAAAGTATCCGAGTTAGATGTAGCACCGCTAGGTGAACAACGTGAAGCTGTAACTCCTAAACCTAAAGCACCTACCAAACCAGCAACAAAAGCTGCTGAACTTAGATCGAAGATTGCTAAGGTTAAAGGAAACATTAAACAACGACTAGCAGATATAGATAAAGCTAGACGTGAGATGGACGAAGGGTTCCAAGCGGAGAAAGCAGATCAAGCGTTTCAGAAGAAGATTAATACTTTGCAGACTGAACTGGACGAATTACGTGCTACGTTTGGTAAAGAACCTGAAGAACTTGTACCTGCTGCACCGAAAGAAAAAGACCCACGAGTAAAAGATTTAGAGGACAAGATAAAGTTCTACAAGGATGCACAGTCTGAAGTAAGACGCATCAAAGAACTAGAAGCTGAACGTGCTCGTTTGTTGGAGATAGAAACAGGACCATTAGGCAGACAACGTGCAGAAGTAGAGGCTAAACCTACAGGACCAAAGAAAGCACCGGGTCGTGTACAGGAACTTACTAAAGACATAGCAGACTTACGTAAGAATATGCGTAACAGAGTACAGGAGATTGACCGTGCTAGGGTTGAGATGTCTGATGAATTTAAAGCAGAACAATTACGTAAAGCCTACGAAAACAAACGTGATAAACTACAAAAAGAATTAGACGGTTTACGCTCACGATTCGCCAAGATAGACGAGCAAGAAAAAGCAGCAGGGTTAAAACCAAGTAAGGAAAAAGACCCACGAATAAAAGAGCTGGAAGAGAAAGTAAAGTACTATAAAGAAGCAGAGGTAGAGGCACGTGCTGTTGTAAAACTTGAACAAGAACTCGCTAGAGTAGCTGATATAGAAGGTCGTGCCATTGTTGGTGAATTAAGAAAAGAAGTAGCACCTACTCCTAAAGGACCAACTAAAACATTAAAGTCTAAATTATTACAACAAAAGATAGCAGAGTCTAAAAAACGTATGCGTCAAAAGCTTAATGATTTAGACAGAGCTAGAAAAGAAATAGAAGAAGAACGATTAAACGTTAAGGCTTTCAAGGAACTGGAAGAATCTTTTTACAAAGCATTAGAAAAGGACACAGCTAGTTGGTTGAGTAAAGGCTGGGGATATGTTAAGATGGCACGTCAGTTGTCGTTGATTGATCAGTTACCTTCAGTGCTTGCTGGTTTGCCTACAGGTGTCGGTGCCGTGGTTAAACAGTTCTATCGACCTATCACTAATTTCATGTACAACGCACATAACGTTGCCTTACCTGTTAGAAAAAGGTTAGCAATGGCAGATGCTGCGGGTGCTTTTAAAATATTAAGCGACACTAAAGGATTGTGGGCAGAGATGCGTCGTACATTTGCTGAGAATGTTTCAGCTGTAGATAGCAGAGCTGGTAGAATGTCTGATGAAATAAACCCTACATCATTAAAAAGAGGTGAACATTCTTTAGTTTCTAGAGCTTACAAGTCGGCAGAGAGAAGAGTGCAAGCTTTAGAGAATACATCTAACTGGTTCACTGACGCAATAAAGAACGGTCAATTTTGGCAGTTATGGACCCTAGGTGTGCGTGGTATTCAGACACTTGATTCGGCTTTTAAACGACAGTTAATTAAAGGAAGGCTACACGCAGAAGCACACAAGAAAGCTATATTGGAGTTTCCTGATGATCCCGCTAAAGCACAAAAACGAGCACTTGAATTGTATGATGGAGCTTGGAGAGATAGCGACGGATTATCGGTACTGAATGATGCACACGAATTTGAAGACACTGTTAATCAAATACGAGAAGAGTTATTATTTGCAGCTGACGGTGATTTAGAAGACATACCGATTAACGGTGCAGAGAAACTAATAAGAGGGATTAAAAAACTAACAAACGACAACGGAGCGTTATCAGCTTTTATAGATGCTTTCCTGCCTTATGTAGGTGTTCCTATTAGAGCGGTGTACAGAGGTGCAAGGTTTACGCTATCTCCTATGCTGGCTGCTGGTTCAGTAACACCCGGAGTTAGAAGATTTGCAAATCCATTCAGCGGTAAAATAAAAGAGTTAGATATAAAACTAAAAGAGCAATATAACAGATTAAGGGAGATAGATGATCCTAAGTTAAAAGACGATATTAACGAGGAGATAAAAGATTTAACACGCAGAAAGAATCAAGCAGAAGAGAGACGATTAAAGTACAACGAAGACATACTAACAGACTCAATGTTATCCACGTCACTTTATGCTATAGGAGGGGCTGCTGCTTTTAATGGCATGGCTACAGGGTCTCTTGAGTGGATGACAGTAGATCAACGTAAGAAGAATAAATTACAATCTTTTAATATACTAGGATCAGATTACTCAGCTGCCTTGCCTTGGTCTTTTCCTATTGCATTAGCAGCTGATGTGATGACTTGGAGTAAAATAAAAAAAGAAGAAAGAGATACGGGGCAGACTATACTCACCAAAGATCAGACGTTACCGTTTGTTTGGGGTAAGTCTTTTAAGAAACTTGCAGAAGCAATGCCGTTAGCTCAAGGTATAGAGACCGCACAGGAAATAGGTAAATTTGAAGGAGATGTTACACGTAATGCTTTATCACGACTTGTTGCTAGTTATGTACCTATTCCCGCTCAAGCTCGTAAAATAACACAAACAGTATTACAAAATGGAGTTCCTGATTTAAGAGGACAAGGATACTGGGATAGAATTGCTTACTCAGTATTAGGTGCAGGAGCTGTTAACTTGAAGACTAATTTACTTGGAGAAGACGAAGAAAGCACACACACTTGGGTTACACAAACTGTTATAAGACAAGCACCTAGAAAAGAACTAGATATGACTAGGTTTGAAGAAATAGTTGCAAGTGATACGCACGGTAACATTGAAGGTAAAGACCCAATGATAGCAACTCGCTTGAGTATGGTTGATTTTGTAGATGATGATGGTATGACATTATCTTACGCTTTCGATCAACGTTTAAAAAGACAGCTAGTTAAAATTAAAAAGATAGAAGGTATTAAAGGACTAGCAGGCAAACGAATGAATATTAATCAAGCAGTAAACAGTTTAATTACTAATACTAGCTGGATAGAGAAATACAACAAAGGCTTTCAAATTACTGAGACAGGTAAATACGCTAACGAAGGGTTGTTGGCCTTGAATAGTTTATTAAATCAATTTTATAATCAAACTAAGAAAGATATACTGGAAGATAAAGCATTTTTAGCTAGTTTTATAAACGAAGATGAAGATACTCTTTACAGTATTTTAGAAACAAGAGGAACAGTAAAAGCACCCGAAGTACCACTTGTTGCCCCATTTGAAATACTACAACGATGACTAAGTGCTTGAACTCCTCACTCAATAAGTAATAATATAATATCATGGCTAACACCTACGTAGACTATAACAGCGTCTCAGCCTCCGACATTACGGCAGGTTTTATCGTGACGTTCCCGTTCCTTGAAGAAATCCACATAACAGTAGAAGTAAACGGTAGTTTGTTGGCTCGTGAATACTTTACGGTATCTACTACATCAGGAGTCACTCGTGTGTTTCCTAGCTCTGGTGTTAATGCTGGTGACAATGTAAGAGTACGTCGTAAGAGTCAGCCTGACTTAAACCTTGTAGACTTTGAGAACGGATCGGTACTTACTGAGAGTGAACTAGATAGAGCGTACCAGCACAACCGTTATCTGAACGAAGAGATCAGCGAACTGAATGACGCTTCTATACAACGGATACAAGGCAGTCAGGACTTTACTGCACAGAACCAAAACTTAAAAGACTTAGCTGATCCTGTAGACGCACAAGACGCTGCTACTAAGAACTACGTAGACACACGATCATTAAATGACTTTGACGGTTCTAAAGTATCAGGTGCTGTTGATATTAACGGCAATCTTTTAACAGGTGTAAGCACACCGTTGTCGGCTGCTGACTCAGCTAATAAGTCATACGTTGACAGTGCTATTGCAGGTCTAACCACAGGTACAGGCAGTCCTCCTAGCTTTAGTAAGTTCACAGGAGACGGTAGTGAAACAGAGTTTGCTCTTACATTTACTGCTAACGTTACGTCGTCTACTGCAATGTTAGTAACTATAGCTGGAGAGGTCATAGACCCTGACGACTATACAATCGTAGGAGCCAGTAACCTGATACGTTTTGATACACCACCCACTAACTTAGCTGAGATACTTGTTATTGAAAGAGGTTTTAAAACAGCTATAACTGATATACCCACTGATTACGATTACGGCAGTATAGTGGGTGACCCAGTGACCGCATCATTCAGCTACGGAGGAATTGCATAAATGAGTATTGAAGTACAAATAAGAAGAGGGACAGCTGCTGAGAACGCTGCGTTTACAGGGCAGGAAGGGGAAATTGTTTACACCACTGACACCAAGGACTTATTCGTACACGACGGTTCTACGGTTGGTGGTATTGCTGTAGGTGCTGGTGCTTATACACACCCCAACCATACAGGAGAAGTAACGTCTACAGGAGACGGTGCAACTGTTATTGCTAACGGAGTAGTAGACTCAGATAACTTATCAACAACATTAGACTTTGGATCAATCGCATAACCACATATAACTATGCCAAACATACAAGTAAAATTAAGAAGAGGAACCACAGCACAACACGGTAGCTTCACAGGTGCTGAAGGAGAAGTAACAGTAGATACTGATAAAGATACAGTTGTAGTACACGACGGCAGTACAGCTGGTGGGCATGAGCTACGAAAGAAAAGCGATACGATTGCTGGTAGTGAGATAGATAACGATGCTGTTGATACAGCTCAGATAGCTGCTAATGCTGTTACAAGTACCGAGATAGCTAACGATGCTGTTACGAGTACTGAGATAGCTGCTAATGCTGTTACGAGTACTGAGATAGCTAACGATGCTGTAACAACTGATAAGATTGCAGATTCAAATGTATCGGCAGATAAAGTTAATTTTCCTACTGCTGTCGCTCACGCTCGTTTCTTCGGTAATGTTGGTACAGGTACGTTGGCTCAGGAAATTGCTGCTAATACTGTCACTTGGGTATACGGCTTCAGTGCTATCGTAAGTACAGCAACAACAGGTTTATATACCTTAACATTCAGCAGTGCTAGAGCTAGTGGTGACAGTTATACCGTAGTACTCGGTAGGGAGTTTACTTCACCAACAACTGATTCTATAGTAGTTAAAAATAGAACTGCTAATGGTTTTGATTTACATTGCTCACACACCACAAATTTAAGTACTGTAGGTCTTAATGTAGTAGTTATAGGATAGTAAATGACTGAATCACTCTCCCACTTCTTAGATACTGCTCTTGGTGTAATACTTGCCGTGATCGGTTGGATGATAAAGAAACTGTCTGATCGCTTAGAGAACGACGAGAAACGGTTGACTAAGATAGAGGTAGAGTTGGCAGCACAAAGTGAAAGAGACACTGCTGTTGAGAACCGTATGGGTGGTCTTGAAACAAATATTAAAGAGATAAACACTAAGCTTGATCGTATGATGGAGCTGCTAATGAAGAGATAGATATGCCAAAAGGATTATACGCAAACATTAACAGAAGAAAGAAACTCGGTATCAGCCGTAGTAAGAAGAAGTCAACTATATCGCCAAAGGCTTACGCTAACATGAAGCGTGGGTTCCCGAAGAAGAAGTAAGGTGGGTGTATCGTTATCCATAGGCAGAGGTGAGAAGTGCTAAGGATGGCTAGACCTGTTAGAAGACCTGTCGTTCGTCCTAATCCGTTAAGCTTTCAACAGCGTACCATATCGGCTGTATCGTCGGCTGTAGCTACTGAGAATAAAGAAAGAGCTGACGAATTACAAACGAAGGTTAGGTCGCTGGAGAGTGATCCATTTTTTGTTACTATTGACGGTGGTGGTCCTGTATTGGACGACACTGATATATTCGACGGAGGACAACCAGATGCCTAGTTTTACAAAACGTATACAATTAAGACGTGGTACTTATGCTGAGTGGCAGGAAGAGAACCCTGTACTGCTG